GTAGAGGCTTGGGAGGACGTGACGGCCGTTCTTTTTAAGACCGAATACAAACGCGCAAGCGGCGATCCTTTTAGGGTGCGGCTCGCGTGCGTTGATTCGGGATACCGCACCGACGAAGTCTATGAAATCTGCCGCCGGTGGCGCGATGTGGCGCGTGCTATCAAAGGCGAAAACCATCTCTCCGGAGTTCCATATCGACCGACAAGGATTGACCGAAACCCGAAAACGGGATCTGTGATCGAAGGCGGTCTTTCTTTGTGGCGTCTCGATACCGCGCTTTACAAAGACAAGATCACGCGCATGGTGAGCTCCGCTCCGGGCGATCCTTCCCAGTGGCATGTGTTTAGGGACGTTTCGGAGGAATACGTCCGGCAGTTTTGCGCCGAGCATAAGATTCTCGTCCGGGACAGAAAATCAGGAAGAACCTGGGAGGAGTGGAAAAAGAAATCGACAGGCGCACCAAACCACTACTGGGACGCCGAAGTCTACGCCGCCGCGGCCGCGGATATGCTTCGAGTCTCGTCTTTGAGAGAAGAAGGCCAGAGCTTGCCGTATGTACCGAAAAAGACGGACGGCGACTTAAGATCCGGCGCCTGGCTTAAGGCCAGGAAAGGCTGGATCAATCGGTGAGTCCTTGGTCGGAAAAAAAACGCGGATGGCTTTCGGATTATCGAACGAAAAAAGAAGAAAGGATTCATCCGGCTGTATCCGCTCCAGAAGAAACGCCGGAGAACCGACACGCCGTTTATTACATCCCCCTCCGGTGCCCGAATAAAAAATGTCGCTCAAAGGATCTCAAGTGCTACGCCTCGAGCCCGCCCGTGCGGTATCACTTTTGCAGAAAATGCGGACTTCGTTTCAAATCCATCGAAAAATGAGGGCTCTTGCCCTCTTAACAAGGTAGATTTAATTTTCTCCGAAATGACTTGATAACTACAAGCGTTATGGCACCCTCCCCCCGAAAACGAAAGAAGGAGACAAAAACAAATGCAGATCACGGTTAAAACATCGCAGTTCGAATTCGCGCACGGCAAGAAACCACGGGGTGTCGGTTACTGGCACTTCCAGATCGTCGGAAGCCATTTAACGGAAGGCGACAAAGAGTTCGTCTTTAACGGGGCATACGGCGAGGCGGTGAAGGCTTTAAGAAAACGCATGACGGAACTTCGGTCTTTTACGGCCGCGGTTTTGTCGTAACTAAAGGAGGGTAAAAATGACAAACATTGAAGTGGTTGATATTCGGAAAATCACAGGCGACGGAAACTTGAAGGCTTTCGCGGACGTAAAATTTAGCGACGCGATCATCGTGAAAGGATTCAACATCCTGATGGGGAAGCGCGGCGTATTCGTGGCGATGCCGCGCAAGGCATCGAAGGATGGCCGGTGGTTCGATATCCTGACGCCGATAAATGACGAAGTCAAAAAAGAAATCGAGGATAAGGTGCTCGATGCTTATGAGAAGGAGTCGGCGTGAGTGTCTCGATCAATTCACCGGCGGAGTCCGTTTTCGGAACGCTTCAGATTCTTGGCTATAAAGTTCTTCTTAAGAATTATGAGTGCAAAATCGGCACGGTCGATTTTGTAGCCAAAAAGAACGGGAAGCTTTTCTTCGTTGGCGTGAACCGGCCGCGCCTCGAGGTTCAGCTGGTCTCGACCTACTACCTGAAGCGGTATGGAATTAAGGACGTTCAAAGCGCGGAGATCATTCTATGAAAATAATCCGCGTTGATGAACACGTGGCGCGTCTCATCGAGCGCAATCAAAAAGAGGGCGAATCTATAAATGACACGGTTCGTCGGCTCATCGGACTTGGCAAAAAGAAAGAATCAAAATGAAATACGTTCACCCGGATCACGATGTCGTGATCAACGCATCCGGCGGTTACGCCGTGTTGGAGTGCTTGGGGTTCAAACCGGAAATGCAAACAAGGGAGGGAAGTGACATGGCTAAGAAGAAAAAAGCCGCGGCCAAACCCGCGGTGAAAGTCGAAAAGGCTGAGACCGAGGGTCAAAGCCGCAACCAGCTCATGGAAGAGGTGAAGTCACGCGGGATCAAAAACTTCCGCGTGATGAATAAATCCGAGCTTGCCGAAATTGTCGGCGGAGCAAAACCCGAACGCATCGAGGCGATCCAAAAAGAAGCGGTTGAGCGCTGGAAGTCCGGCTGGACGAAGAAATAAGCGGAGTGGCCGGGAGCCGAAAGGCTTCCGGTTAACGCTACAGCCCGGTCACAAGTCCGGGCATGATAAGGGGGCAATATGAAACTCGTTTACTTGAAAGATGAAATCACGCTAACCATGCGCGTGGCGCTCGGGTTAAATCAGGCGCTTCGTGATCGCTTGGCGGCCGCCAAAAGGCGCTTGAGGACGCTTAAGAGAAACGAACGGTTGCAACATTTTCCTCAGTTTTAATCCTCTTTTTCACTCCAAAAAACCGAAATAACCCCCAAATTCAGGACCTTGTTACTACAACGTAGTAAATTTTACTACGTTGTAGTATTGACCCCCTTTTCAAACGGGTTTTCCGGTGTATTGTGAAAACATCGGTGAGTCCTTTTTTTGTGACCAAAAAGGAATTTAAAAAATGTCTGTTTCAAAACAAGATCTGCTCGACAAGGTTGAGGCCGCGATAGAAGCAAGGCTTTCGGGCGGCGCTGTGCAGTCCTATTCTATCGGCGGACGCAATCTTCAGTACGTAACGCTCGAAGAGCTTCGGAAACTCCGTGACCAATTAAAACGCGAGATCGCATCCGGATCAGGCAACACCAGAACCTACGCAAAGTTCACGAACCCGACATGACAGAAACAAAAACCCGCACAAAGGAATCTTTCAGCAACCGCATCGCCCGGGGTCTTGACGATCTCGTCGGTATTTTTTCACCGAACGCGGCGTATAAGCGCAAAGCGTTTCGCAAAGCCCAATCGATGCTGGGCTCTTACCGCGGGGCGGATAAAACAAGGCTCCGGGCGAGCTGGTGGCCGGGGTCGGGATCGGCGGACGAAGATCTTCTGCCGGACCTTGCGACATTGCGCGAACGAAGCCGGGATTTAAACCGAAACGACGCGCACGCCGTCGGCATCACAACGACCGTGACCTCGAATACCGTTGGCACCGGCATCAAGCCCCAGTCGAGAGTAAAAATAAAGAAGCTTGGTATCTCCGATGAGGAAGCGACGACTTTTCAAGAGGCGGCGGAGGACAACTGGGAGAAGTGGTGCCCTTACGCCGACGCGGGGAACCGAATGGATTTTTACGAGATTCAAAACTTGGTCGACAGACAGATCCTCGAAAACGGGGAGATTATTCTTTTGCCTCTCATGCTCAACGACAAATCCCGGCCTTTTTCCCTCGCCTTTGACATTGTGGAAGCAGACCGCCTTGAAACGCCGCCAGATAAAAGAGCCGATAGGAATATTCGCTATGGTGTTGAGATCGGCGAGCGGGGAGAGCCGGTCGCTTATTACCTCCGCGAAACGCACCCGGGGGATCTTACTTTAGCCAAAGACCGAGGTGTCAAAAGATACATACGGATCCCGGCTATAGGCGACACCGGAAGAAAAAACGTCATCCACCTTTACTGGGTGAACCGCCCGGGTCAGACAAGAGGCGTTCCTTTCTTTGCGCCGGTCATGAATTATTTTAAGGACCTTGCCGACTACATGGAGGCGGAGCTCGTGGCCGCCCGTGTTGCCGCGTGTTTTGCGGTGTTCATCAAAAAAGACGACAACTACGCGGCCGCTTTAGGCAATACCGCCGAAACGAATGCAAGAGGACAAAGGATCCAGGAGCTCGAGCCGGGAATGATTGATTACTTGGGACCCGGAGAAGATATTTCAGCTTTTAACCCGAATCGCCCGGGCGGCCAATTTGAGCCGTTTGTGGATCGAATTTTACGGGCGATTTCAACGGGCTTGAATCTCCCTTATGAGATTGTCGCAAAGGATTTCTCGAAAACAAATTATTCAAGCGCCCGGGCGGCGCTTCTTGAAGCACGGCGTTATTTCATGGTGCGCCAAGCGTGGCTTTCAAGAAAACTTTGCCAGCCCGCCTGGGACATGCTTCAAGAGGAGGCGTTCTTAAAAAACCAGCTTCCCGCAAAAACTTTCTACGAGAAAAAAAGCGACTGGTGCCGTGTCCGGTGGATCGCGCCCGGCTGGCAGTGGGTGGATCCAGTGAAAGAAGCGAAATCTTCCGAGATGGCGATTGATATCGGGATTTCTACTTTGGCCGATGAGGCGGCTTCTCAAGGCAAAGACTGGGAGGAGGTCTTGGAACAGCGCGCCCGCGAGGTGGTGAAGATAAAAGAACTCGAGGATAAGTACGGCGTCAAGATTCTCGGCGCTTCATCCGGGAGCGTAGATCCGGAACCCGAAGGTGAGCTGGTCGGCGCGGGTGAGCGAACAGGAAAAGGGAGTTCTTAAAGAAACATGAAACGCGAGCTTTTAAGAACAGAAATCGCAAGAGGTATCAAACAAGGTTTCGGCGTTGACCGCGAAAAAGGGATCATCCACGGCTTTGCAGTCATGACGAAGGGCTTTATCAAAGACCAAAGGGGCTGGGAGATTGACGACGCAACTCTGGATCAGGTCGCGCAGGCTGGAAACAGCATGAAAACCGGCCTT